ATTAAATCTCAAATGAATTTAGCTAATTCTACTGATAAATTACGTTTATCAATAGAACTGATGCGTGATGATCAAAAAATTCAAGAATTAGCTGCCAAAGAGACAAAACAGGGATTTTTATCGACCGCTGATATTTCAATGTTATCAAGACTTGTAACTCGTAGAAGTAATAGTGAAAGGGCATTAGAAGCACTAGATAAGGGAACAATTAAACAAATACAAAATCTTCTTGGAGATTTTCCAGAATTATTTGATGCTATGATGCGTAGACTGAGAATGACACAAGTTGACGCAAAGGCTGCTTCAGATAAAAGAAAAGTAGGAGATAAGGAATTAGTTGATACCATAAAAGTTAGAGGAGAGCAAACTAGAGCAGAACTAGAATTTGAACAACAAAAAGCTTCACAAATAATTTCACAGATTGGTAGTGATACTCCTGGAAAATTACAAGCTCAAATTGATCTTGCTAATAGATCACTTAGTCGTCAACTACAGATAATTAAAAGTAGTGCAAAGGAAAAATTAGATGCAATAGATGTAGCACAAAAAGGGGGAACTGATAAAGAGACAGCTGATGAGCTAAGAACTAAAGTAAATTTAGAAGCTCAAAGACTCGAAACATTAGCTAAGTCAAAAACAGAATATGAAAATATTAATATGGTTGCTAATCTAACTGCTTTAACTACAAAGCAAACTAATGAACTATTAATAAAAAGGATTGAAATACAAAAACAATTAGTACGTGGAGAATCTCTAGAAGCATTTGATAGGCTTGCTGAAATGAATAGGCAGATAGTAGCAGCACAGCAAGCAATAGAATCAGCGGATCTTGAGCGAACTGCAGCAATATCTAAAGCAAATGTTAATAAATTTCTAAAGGAAAATGCTAGACCAGGAATAGATGGTGATCCAACTACTTTAATGACAGAAGAATTAAAAGAACAGCTAAAATTATTGCAAGTTGTAGCAGATGAAGATCAAGCAAGAGTACATGCTCTTAAAGCTTTGCATATGTTACAAACTGGTACTAATAAAACACTAACTGATCAAGATCGTATTGTTAAACAGTTAACTATAAATGAAGAAAAGCGAAAAGCTGCAGCTGATGAGATTCTTAGAATTGAAACAGCTAAAATAAGAACAGTAGAACACGAGCTAAAGCTAGAAGAAATTAGGTTAAGCATTGAAGAGCAAAAGGGTAATATAGGAGGAGATAATTTAGCTAAAGCACAAATGGCTATAAGATTACAACAAATTGATAATAACCTTAAAGCTGATGAACTAAATATTCAAGAGCAACTATTGCAAGCGCGAGCAGCACTAGAGAAAGAAGAAGCAGTTTCGGGTAGTCGTATAGTTGGTGATCCTTATGGTGGAGCTTTTAGAATAAATGAGACTGCTGCTAGAATAGAACTAGAAGCCAAGGTTAGATCTCTTGAAGAGCAGTTGAAGGCCGCAGGCATTGCAGCACGTAGGTCAAAGGAGCAAACAAAAGCTGCATTTGTACCACAGGAAGTATTACAAGCCAGAGCTATAGCAGAGACAAAAACACAAGCTGCAGAAGATCTACAAATTAGAAATGCGCAAAAATTGACAACAGAAAAAGAACATCAGATAAAACTAGATGAAACTAGGCTAGATATACAGGCAAGACTAGGCAATATAGTTGGTGATGAGTTAGCGCTTGCAAAACAGAAATTAGATATTCTTAGAATAGAGAATAATCTTCAACAAGATCAAAGCGTTGCAGCTGCAGAGATTGCTAGAGCAGAAAGAGAATTAGCGCGATTAAGAGGTCTTGCAGGTACAAGGACTGAGACGCGGCCTGGTGCCACGCCTGGTAGCTATGGCGGAACAATTACTATACAAAATACTAATGAGGAAATTGAAAAACAGGTAAAACTTTTAGAGGAATTAAGAGCTAGGTATAGCAACTTAGCTCCTGTTGCTCAACGACTAATAGAGATATTAGTCAATGGATTTGTATCTATTAATAAACTACAAGAAAGAGAATTAGGTCAAACAAGAGAACTAATTAAAGCAGATAATTTGGTTATAGCTAAACAAAGAGAGACAAGAGAATTAGAACATCAACTAGAACTAGAAGAAATTAGCTTAAACATTCAAGGACGATTAGGTAGTTTAACTGGTGATGATTTAGCAAAAAGACAATTAAGTATTCAAAAAAGAAGAATAGATGTACAATTAGAGCGAGATCTAGTACAAGCGAAGAGAGATGAACTAGCAGCACAACAAAGGTTAGATAATGCAAAACGAGCTGCAGGTGTCGATCCAGTTACTAAAGCACAAAATATTAGTCCTGCTGTATTAGAAGCTCAACAAAACTTAGCAGTTGCAACACAAAGAACGGAAGATTTAGGTAGAGCTGCTACAGAGGCTAAAGAGCGGATAGATGCTGCATTTGTACCTGATGAAGTACAAAGATTTAGTGATTTTTGGGTTAGTTCTTTTGATAAAATGGGCACTTCTCTTCTAGAATTTATAAAAACTGGTAAAGGAAGCTTTAAAGATTTCATGGCTAGTATACTAGAAGATTATGCTCGCATGTTAGTACAAATGGCAATGAAGAGAGCGGCAGCAGCAACGCTTAATGCGGCAATATCGATTCTTACAGGAGGTAGAGGTGCTCCTATAGTACCTGGAAGTGCTCCAATTCCTGGACAAAATCCTGGTGGAGACATTATATTCACAGCCACAGGAGCAGCATTTAGTTTAGAAGGTTATGCTAGAGGTGGTAGTTTTACTAACAAAGTAGTAGATACTCCTACAGTATTCAAATTTGGTCGAGGTGGCATGCCAAATCGCCTTGGAGTTATGGGTGAAGCAGGACCAGAAGCTATTATGCCTCTAAAACGCATGAGCAGCGGAAATTTAGGAGTAGAGGGCGGTGGAGGTACTGTAGTAGACATTAAAATTAATAATTATACCGGACAGCAAGCAAGTAAAAAAGAAACAACAGATAGTCGTGGCAATAGAAATATAGAGATTACTATTGGAGATATGATAAGTGGAGAAGTAGCTAGAAATAATAGTAGTATGCAAAATTCAATAGGTAATACTTTTGGTATGAAGCCCCAATTAATTAAGAGGTAATAACTATGCCAGGAGCAGTTCATACTTGGCCATTAGATTTACCTATTTGGCCACAAGTAGGATTCGAAGAAGAAATAAAGATGAATATCCTTAGAACTTCTATGGATAAGGGTATATCTAAACTAAGAACTAATGGTGTGGTACAGACAGTATTAAAACTAAGCTATATCTTAGAAGATTATCAAGTACTAGAACTAGAAAATTTTATTTACAATGAGATAAAGGGTACGCTTAGATTTAATTATCAACACCCTAGAACATTTCAAAATGTTGAGGCTAGGATAATCCCCGTTAATGAAAAAGCTTATATTGATATTGCTTATAGAATAGATAAATATTTTACTGCAACTTTAGTACTTCAGATTATGCCAGAGTTTGTTGATCCTAACATAAATAACGATGTATTTGGAGAATATACTACAGGACCATACACTTGGCCTAGTACACTACCACAATTACCATTACGTGGATATACTGAAACTGGCAGCGTAAATATAGCTAGAACAGAAGACGGAATGAAACAGCGTAGATTAGGGGAACTTCCAGGTAATTTGGGTTTAAGTTATATATTAACAGGTACTCAAGTAGAAACATTAATAAATTTTATTACTGTTACATTAAAAGGAGTAAGGCGTTTTAATTTTCCACATCCAAGAAAAGGTAATCAAGAACAAGTCAGAATTGTTGATAACGGCGGAACCTTATGTACAATTACACATATCGGAACAGGATCTGGTACTGGAGGTGCATATACAAAAGATACTAGCTATTATACAGTTAATTTAAATTTAGAAGTAATACCATGAGCAGATTAAATTCATTTACTAATAAGGCAGCAGTACTTAAAGCATTGTATAGTCCAGACTCAGATGATACATTAATAACTTTAATTACTATCTACGATCCTGAGGATGAGACAAGAGCTGTTGTTCGAGTTGCCGATAATTATACTACTCATTTTGCAAGTCCAGTAATAATTGGTAACCAAGGTTTGAACAAACTAGTAAGTGGATCTAGTATGCCACTAAGTTCTTTGCAAACCGATGCAGAAGAAATTATCTATGGTGTAATTGGTCCAAGCAGTGAAAAATTTATATTTATACCCTTGGGAATTACACTGCCGGATGAAACTGCAGGACAAAGTCCTAGATGTGTTCTTACATTGTATGATGTTGCAGGATATTTAACGCCGCTTATTCGCGAAATAAATGGTCCTCCGCTAGTAAAATTACAGCTAGTATTAGCAAGTAACCCTAGTGTTGTAGAAATTACTTTTACAGATTTTTTTCTAACTAATATAACTTATACTAGAGATTCTGTTCAAGCGGAGTTAAACATGATAAACTTAGACAGAGAACCTTTTCCTTACCATAAGTTTACACCAGCTTATTTTCCAGGATTATTCTAATGTGGGCAAATAAATATATAGGAATACCTTACAAAGATGGCGGCAGAGATATAAACGGTTTAGATTGCTGGGGATTAGTTCGCCTTGTATATAAGAATGAGTATGGTATTGAATTACCTAGTTTTAACAATGAATATATTATAACAGACAGAGAACGTGTTAACGAGCTGTTTAATCAGTATAGAGAAGGCTGGGCGATAGAGCAAAATCCTAAAGAAGGTGATGTAGTATTATTACGCCTATTAGGTGAAGAATCGCATGTAGGCGTTTTAATTAATGATAAACAGTTTTTGCATGTAAACTATAAAACTCCAGCAGCAGTAGAAAATTTGGATAGTATACGGTGGAGAAATAGAATAGTTGGGTTTAATAGTTATAGTCCAGAAAGTCAGATTATATTAAGTGGTCGTCCAAATCCGCTTAAAACTCAAAATTTTTCTTTTCCTATTTCGCCCGGTACTAAGCTAATAGAAATAGTAAATCTAGTTACTGAAAAGTACAGTGTTAGCAAAGAATTATTACAAAATTTAATTATTATAGTTAATGGCCGACTTATAGAAAAAGAATCTTGGAAACATTTTACCGTACAGAAAAATGATAAAATTGAGTACAGAGCTGTTCCAAAAGGCAAAGTAGGAAGAATCATAGCATTTATTGCGCTAATATATCTTGCACCATATATAGCAGGGTATATACAGGCATCTTTATTTAGTGCAGGTGTAATAACAACTGCTGCAACTACTGGTACATTATTTGGAACTACTTTTGCCTATGCTGCAGGTGCTACTGGATATGCTCTTACAACAGGAGTAATGTTAGCTGGCAGTTATTTAATTAATGCTATTGCTCCTATAAGACCTCCTGATGCGGCAAAAGATCCTGGACAGACTCAAGCACAGATGATCGCTACCGGAGTAGCGAACCAATTACTTAAGTACGAAACTATACCAATGGTATTAGGTAAAATGCGCATAACTCCTCCACTAGGAGCTCAAAACTTTATTACCTATCAATCAGAAGTTGATACTGCACTAACATTATTTCTATGTTGGGGATACGGCCCGCTAGCAATGAATACTGATTCACTTAGAGTAGGTAATGTAAATCTGGACAGATATACGATTGATGCAATAGAACATCTAGAATTAGAATTTAGAGACTACGATACTAGTCCTGCTACTGGTGGTGGAACACTATTTAGAAATAGTAACGGACAAACTGCGTTTGACACAATTTATGGTAGTGATATTGCTCAGGTGTTCATGAACGCAGAAATAATAAATCAATTACATCCTGACGAACCTAGTCCAATCTTAAATACAACTGTTGCACCTGAGTTAGTAATGACTGGTAGTATTCCTGCTCTTTCAACAGATCCATCTGTTGCACCATATACCAGCTTAGAAATAGCACTACATTTTCCAGAAGGTATGCGAAAAATTAAAGTTAAAGATGAAAACGCAGGTAATGACTATGAAGTAAATAGTCAAGGACCTTTAATAACGCTTGAATATAGTCTTAATAATGGTGCTGCAGGTTCGTGGATACCTTTAAATGGTCCTGGTGAACAATTTGGTACTATTGGTAAGCGAAAGGATGCATTTACCATAACAAGATCATATAATTTACCAGCAGGTACTAAATCGGCTATAGTAGTAAAAGCAAGAAGGCTTACTGGTGGAGCTAGTGAAGCTCCTGAATCAAGTGATGCATCTTTTAATGCAATATCAGCCGCGTCGGGTCAGTGCGTTGATGTTGTAGATGTAGAAACTACGCAACCGTATGATAATGGTGACGGTAGAATTGAGAATATTCGTGTATTGACCAAACAAGATCAACCCAGAACTAATCCACTTCTTCAAAATCAAATAGCATGTCAGAACGCAGGAGGTACTTGGAGAACTTCTCATGGTAGTAATAATGAAGAAGCTAAAAAATGGCGTTATGCTACTAGAGTTAATCTATTAAGTGTTACTGCAAGACGTCAAGCAAAACCTTTTATATCCCCACTAAATACACAAATAGCTAGAACAGCTATTAGACTAATAAGTAGTAAACAAATTAACGGACAATTAGAAGGTATTAATGCTATTGTTCAAACTATAGCACCTATTTGGAGCGGCGGTAATTGGAATACACTTGCCCCTACAAGTAATCCTGCTAGTTTGTTTATTAAAGTATTAATGAGCCCCGCTAATCCTAGAAAAATACCTGCTGCTGAAATGTCTACAAGACTAAACTTAGCAGAACTAGGAGACTGGTATGACTACTGCGAGGCACATAGTCCAAAATTTAGATTTAACAAATTAGTAAATGGTGCTACCAGCGTACTAGATGTATTAAAAGATATTTGTGCAGCCGGCCGAGCAAGTCCAACACAAATTGACGGCAAATGGACAGTTACTATAGATAGAGCAAAACCAAATATAGTACAATTTTTTAGTCCACATAATAGTTGGGGTTTTGAAAGTGTTAGAAATTTAAATAGATTGCCAGACGGTTTAAGAGTTACGTTTTTTGACGAAGCCAATGAATATCAAGAAGCAGAAGTTATTGTTTTTAGATATGGAAAAAATCAAACTAACAGTGAACTTTACGAAACCATAAGTTTGCCAGGAATTACTACTACTGCATTGGCAATAGATCATGCACGCTGGCATATGGCTCAAGCAGTTCTTCGCAGAGAAACATATAGCCTAAATACTGACATGGAATATTTAGTGTGTAATCGTGGAGATAGAGTGACGGTTTCACATGATGTTCCTATGTGGGGTTTAGGTAGTGGCAGAATAAAAAATGCACTTTCAACCACTCTTATAGAAGTAGATGATGCAGTATTAATAGACCCTACCATAAATTATATAATTAGAGTTAGAGACAAGGAGGCAGCAGCTGCTGGTTTACTACCACTAGCTCCAGTAGGTGTAGAATCAACAATTAAAAAAACAGGATTTACTTATAGTAGTGCCGCTTTAGCCGCAGACGGTGTAGTTACGCTTACAATTCCTATGACTGATAACCCATTCAGTGTAGATGACTTATTAACTATAAGTCCTAATATAGGTGCTGGTCCAAATCCGCGGCGTGTAACAGAGATTGGTACAGGATATATTAAATATAAAACAAATTCAACAACTCCGGCTACACATGGCTCAGGAACTATAGATTTATCTAAAGGTTTATTTAGAAAATTAACTTTAAATACTCCTGTACCATCGCCAACACAAGGAGATCTATTTTTAATAGGTAATAGTGTACAAAAAACTAATGATTTAATAGTTCTAGGAATAGAAACAACTAGTAATAAAAACGCTAGAATATTTTTTACAGACTATGCTGAAAATATTTTTACCCAATACAGAAACGAAACAGATCCATCAAGATTTGAGACTAGTATTACACTTCCTCCGAGTTTATCTGGTTTTGTAATAAAAGATACTCCAACAGTACTAGAAGTTATAAGTGACGACAGAGTATCTGTGCTACTATCAAATGATGTTTGGAAATATAAATTACGCATAGTATATGCTAATTTTATATTAGATAATACTTCACCAGTAACTATTACTCCAGTTCCAGGAGCAATAAATGTTGCAGGAACTGTAAAACAAGGAACAGCTATTCAAACTAATATACAATCTGTAGAGTGTGAGTATAGAGTAGTCGGATCCCCATTCGCAACCACCTCCTACACCGCAACAAATGAAAGGTCTATTAGAGTTCCTTATGAGCATACCGTTATAGATATTGATGACGTACAAATCGGTGAAGAGTATCAAGCTAGATTACGCTATATTACTCGTGAAGGCATAGCGGGGCCTTGGACACCTACAATTACTACAGCTCAATTTCCTCAAATGAAAATAGTAGGCCGAGACGCTAATTATGGAGAAATAGATGAGCTAGTAGTTGTTCAAAAAGGAAGATTTTTAGAGATTACACCTGTTGTAATACCTACTCCTAAAGACTTTAAACATTATGAGATAAGAATTTGGAAAAATGGTGGTGTACAGTTAACTACTGGAACAGGAGATTTTTGGGATCCAACAACTTTTATAGGCACAACTACAAGTGGTAGTAGCACAATTAATCTTACCGGTGGAGATACTAGCTTATTAAGACTTTATAAAACTCCACAAAAAATTAGTGGAACAGGAGCATTTGAACTTACTGCAACAGTAACTAACGTTACTTCTAATTCTATTACTATGAGCGCAGCTAGTACAGTTACGGGTAATATAGTATTTACCCTTGATAAAGAAATATTAGCAATTGCTACTAGCACAGGTACTTATTCTCAGGATTTAATGCAATTTGAAAGACCTAGATTAAATCAAGCAGGAGTTAGATATAGAGTAAATACAAGAGTAGTATCTAAGACGAATATTTATAGTAAATTTTCAGGTATTGATCATGTAATAGTAACTAATATTCCTCCAGGCCCAAGTACAGTAAAGCCAGGAATTGGTTCATTTACACTAGAAGTTCCTAATCCGACAACTGGAATAATTAGACGTACAGATGCTACTAAATTACGTGTATATTTAAGTGATCAACAAGGATTTATTCCTAATAACGATTATGCCGAAATTGTAGGCGGTATTAATACAAATACACTTACGGTAACTAGTATTACTAATGGCAGACTTGCTCCTGGAGCTATACTTCAAGGAGCTGGAATAGCTCCTGCATTTAGTGGATATACTGGATCAATTTTACAGGCTAGTACCTCAACACTCGACGCATCTGGAGTACCAGTAGTCACTAAAGCCGGAGTAATATACGTTACGGGTTTAAATAAGATATTAGATTTACGCCCTGGACAATATATAAAATTAGAAGCAGGTAGTGTAGGTAATTTTGGAACAGTTACAGCTCCAGGCGGTATAGCTCAGCCAGCTTTAGCAGTTATTGATACCCTAGATAGTACTGACCGGATTAGTGTAAAAGTACAAGTAAATACTAATGCTACATCAACTACTTCTCCTACTGAAGGCCTAATTAATTTTAGTATATCTAGTGGAATAAGTAGTTTCTCAGATATAGCCGTTAGTATAACGGCTGGATCCGTAATTAAATATGGCAGTACTCCACCTCCTACTTTACCGGGAACATATACTGTTAGTATACAGCAAACTATTCCTTCTGGAACCAATATAAAAGCATATTCAAACAGAGTATATAATGCAGATAGCTTTTTAGCTTATATTGCTAATGTTTATCCTGAAAAGAAATTTTATTATAGACATGCTATAGTAAGCGAGCTAGCTCCAGATCCTGATCCAGACTACCTTGAAGATTACTACTATAGCCCTGAGGGACAAATAACCGTAAATAGCTCAGAAGGAACAGTAGTTGACAATTTACCGCCTCCTACACCAACAGGCATCATTGTTATAGGAGCAATGGCAGCTATATTAGTTAGATTTCAACAAAAACCATCTTATAATTTAAGCAGAAATGTAAACGACATAGTTAATAGTAGTTCTTCACATAAAGCAACTATAATGTATATGTTGGAAAGAAGAAATAAAACTGATATTTTAACATTTGAAAGTATGATTTTTGGAGCTCATGGTAAACCAGAAGTACATCACTTATCTGGTGAACAAGAATATGTTACAAGTGTACCTGCTCAACCTGGAACTATTTACTATATATGGTTTAAAAATTTAAGTGTAGCCGGAATACAAAGTATTGCGGCCCTAGGACCTTTTATTGTAGAAACTGGAGCAGATGTTGAAAAAATGCTAAAAACTCTAACAGGTCAAATAGCCGCAGGTCAACTCTACAATACACTAGGTGCTCGTATAGATGCAGTAGATAGAGGTGATCGCCCTATAGTTACAAAAGTAGAACAACTAGAAGGTCAGTATAGTGTTAAAATTGACAATGGTGGTAACATTGCTGGTTTTGGATTATCTAGTACTGGCAGCGGAATTGATCAAGCTAGAAGTCAATTTGGTATACGTGCAGATCGTTTTTGGGTAGCCCCTGTAAGCCATGTTAGTGATTCAGAACCACCAGCCAATGTTAGATATTCAGGTTACGTATGGGTAGATACCGGAATAACTCAAACTACTGCTCAAAAAGAGGAAGCAAAAATAGGTACAATTACTGGCGTAGATTTTTACTATAATACATATAAACCAGATATTCATAATTCACAAATATTTCCCAATCAACCTAGTCTACAATACTGGAAACAATATCCTAGCGAAGATTTATGGAGGCTTGCAGGATTTAGATGGCGTGGAACCTGGTTAGCAACACAAGGTTATCAACAGAACGATATAGTAATAGATTCTAGCGGAGACGTATATTATTTTAAAGTTAATCTTATCGCTCCCGGCATGGACACACTATTATATGGACAAGGAACAGAACCTTATCTTGCTACTACTTACTGGGAAAAGCTTTTAGACGATACTACTGGTTTAATTGGTACTGGTTTAACAGGTGATAGTGGTTTAGTCTATAAAGATAGGTGGGAACCAGATGACAGCTATGCACTAAAAGATGTAGTTAGAGTAGGCCAAGAATTTTTTGAATGTATGATAGCTTATGAACCTACAAAACTAACTTCAGTTAGTACACTGCCAGCAGTTGCGCCTGCCGGCGACGGAGCAGAAACAAGAACTTCAGTAGAAACAGCACTAGCTAGTTCAACTGGTCATAGATTTATTTTTACTCATACCCCACCAAGTGGTAGTACAACACCGGCTTTAACTACGGTAGCAGCTGGTAAAACTATATATGCAGTACAAAGTACCACAGGAACTTATAATGGATATTTAGGCTACAGCTACAATCCATTAGGTACCTTCTACTATGTAACTGGTGCTCAAAATACTCCAGATATTAAAACACCAGCTCCTGATGGTACTAAATTTTCATTGAGTACTAGGCTAGCGGGTCCAGGTATTGTTAGTCCAGCAACTGGTACAACTAAATACTGGGTACGCAAATTACCGGGCCATCCAGAATACGGACCCGCTCTTTCAACACCAGATAAAGATTTAGATGTAACCGATTCAAACCACTATCATTGGGTTACTGATGCGACTAGAGTACCATTTCCATTTGTAGTAGTTACTCAACCAGAAACAGCTGCAAACAATAATGGTGTAGATTTACCTACTGGTGTATATATTAGTGATGCATTTATTAGAAACGCTACTATTACCAGAGCAAAAATAGGTAACGCTTCTATAAGCGATGCTAATATAATTGATTTACATGCAGGAAAAATAAATGCTGGTTTTATAAATGCAGGTAGAATTGAAGCTGGTAGTATTACCGCTGCTCAGATAAGTGTATCTGATTTATCTGCCATTGAAAGTAATTTAGGCACAATAACTGCTGGAAAAGCTCAAAGCGCAGACAATAAGTTTATTATTGATTTTGATGACAAATTTATTAGAATAGAGACAATATAAAATGTTAGGCGAAGAAATACCAACATATATGTATACTAGATTAAAGGAACATGGCAAATTATATATTTCCAATAATCAAGGTAAACCACAAACAAATTTAACACCTAATAATAATTCTGCAATTATATTAATACATCGTTCTAATAATGATGTATATCAATTATCAGAAACAGAAAGACAAGAACTAAATACGTTAAAGTTACCTATACTTTGTGTAGGTAACTTTCGGCGACTTAGCCACGTTTTTATTCCTGATAGGTATGCAGAAGATCATCCATATTTAAACAGAATTTATATATGTGGAGTGTTTGATTCATTTACACTAATTGCTGACTATTTTCACCGTGAATGGAATGTATGGATTTCGGATAACTTAGATCATCCAATTTATACGTACTTAGATAGTAATGGTCAAGGTGTAGACGAAGCAGGAATTTCTATAGACTATCAAGGTTTTCAACGACATGATATTATTACTTTTAGTACACAAGATGAGTTTATGGGACAGCCAGATCATATTGCTGTTTACCTAGGTAATAATAAAATTATGCATCAATATCTAGATAGATTTTCGTGTATAGAAGAACTATCTATCTATATGAAAACAAAAATATTTGCAATTTATCGTGTTCCACAAGTTACAAGATTACTAGAAGCTAATGGTGATCACGTTACAGTAGGTTAAAATGCCCATACAAGAAGAAAAAACTACATTTTTTGCAGGTATATTAAATGTAATACCTAGTTCCAGAGATTTAGGTGAATATTTAGCTGCTAGTCCAGCAGTTGCTAGTGGCTGCGTAGTTGCTAGAGATCCACTAGTTAAAAAACGTAGTAATGCAAAAGGCGTACCAGTTAAGATTACTACAAGTGCAATTAGTTCTTCTATAGACTTACCCATAAACTTATATCAAACTACTCAAGGCGATACTTGGCAAGGCAGTGTTTATGTAGCTACTAATACTCCTACGTCTACTAGTATGAAAATAGAAATATCTGTTACTGATTATAGCGGAACTGTACTACAAAGTGCACAACATACTATAAATATACTAGGAACTTCTCCTGGTAGTACTACTGATCTTAGTCCGTGGACTAGGAGAACATTTAGTTTTACAAATACTACACCTAATCCACCAGCGCATAGCACAACAGACGATGGTAATCCAAACCAAATAAGAATAAAAATAATAAATCCACCAGTTAATCCTATACAAATTTGGTTAGACGATTTACGGTTAAACAGAGAAGAAACAATAATAAGTATTTTTAAATCCTCAACTACACTAGATGGAGATCATCCACTACGTGATCCATTTACAAACTACGAAAATATTTATTTTGACAGTAGATTTGACTACTTTAATATTCCAGAAGGTAGCGCTAGCTTTGTAACTAATTTAGTAGTAAATTTAGGTAATCGCCCAACTAGAAGAATAAGGCGTAGAAAAAAGCCGGGCAGAACCAGAAAGAAGCGATGGGTAGATATTCCTATTAGTGGATATAGCAAAACACATATACTAACACATAATTTAGGAAAAATACCGATTGTTATAGCTTATGATGTAGGTAGTATCGGTGCTTACTTTGGCGGAACTACTATTATTCAAAAAGAAGATAGTGGCGGCGCAAATAGTTTTAGAACTGCTTGGATTAGTGCCGATCAAGATAAACTATATTTAAATGAACGTTGGTATACTTATAAATCAACGCTTAGTCCACTAACGCTTACTCTTAATGCTTATATATTTAATGAACCTGCAAAAGTAGTAACTGGAGGTCCAGTACCAATAGTATATGATCCAGGCCAACCATTTGTACTTGGCACTGATATTGGAAATATATATGCAATTAAAGATCCAACAGTTAGTACAGATACGTGGTTTGCAGGATTAACAGGTATAGTTGTTGAAGAAACACCTGATATCTATTATATAAATAATATAGTGTCTTTGTATAATTTAAACGGAATATATTATGCATATCATATGGAACCAGATGCTCCAGTAATGATAGGATCTACTGAATATGACTCACAATACTGGGACGGCTGGTACAGCGAAAATAGAGCTCGTGGTTGGAATGCTTTAGATATTGAAGATCCCAGTGTTTATCCAATGCAAAATGCTATTTTAGTACCACAAGCAGGTAATACCACAAATTGTTTAGGAATTAGCTTAAGCACTAATCCTCCGGCTAAAGTGGAAGTAATTGATGATGATGATAATACGGTAGGTTTTGGATTTGTTAAAGCAATACCTTATAAAATTTATAAAAGTAACGATAAAGGAAAAACCTGGATATGTAGTGCAACATTATCTAGTCCAGCACTACATGAACATGGAGCTGGTGGAGCCGGTATAGCCTGTAGTCCTAGTGGTACTGCAGTTGCTGTAGCTTCAATGATTGGCGGAGAACAAGTAGAAAAAGTAGATCTTGTAGGCAGCTGGGAAAGATTTGATAATGAAAATTTTACACCAAAAACTGTTACAGTAACTTTTAGTGCACCAGAAATTAGCGGTGGAGTAACTGCTACAGGCGAACCAATTATTGATAAATTTCAAAAATTAGTTGGTATTAGCATGATCAATCGTGGAAGCGGATATATTGAGCCACCAATAGTAACTATTACAGATACGGATTTAACACCTGTACTAGGCACCGTAACTGTAACGGCAGCAAATACTAGAACTGTAGCAGCAACTTACGACGGCTTGGGTAATTTGTTAACACCAGAACAAAAATTTTGGAAAGTAGGATCTGCTACAGCAAGCGGTACAAATTGGCTACACAAGCGAACTACAACTATAACATTTAGTAACGGTGCTACGGCCGACCTAACTTTTGTTAATGGTAGCGTTACAGCTATTGCAATAACTAATCAAGGCAGTGAGATTGGTCCCTCAGCCAGCGCACCTACAATTACCGCTACACTTGCTGATACTGATAATGGTACTGAGGTTATTGGAACAGCAGTAGCAATTCTTACTAATGGTAGAGGTAAACAACCAAGCGCAGCCTACTCTACTGATTTTGGTTTAAACTGGATAGCATCAACATTGCCTACTATAGATTATGGTGGATTATGTGATGTTGTATATGATGCAGCTGGAGGTTTTATTGCTGTAGGTCACAATAATCTTATAATGAAATCTTCAGATGGTAGTAGCTGGACTGATGTATCTCCTAGCGCATTTGATAAACAAGTACACTGGCAAAAAGTAATATACGCAAAAAGTCATTATTTTTGTTGCGGATTTAATAATGCAACTTCGTATATAATTAAATCTAGTAACGGTAGTAGTTGGTCACAGGTGTATAGTATTGCTGGTACTTATATTCATAGTATGGCAGCTAACACAGCTGGTGGAACAATATTTGCAGCTGGTGGGGAAGTTAATATTGCTAAGCCTAAATTTTCAGGACCAAATGTTGTTTACTCTGGAGAAGCTTGTTGGTTAAAAGTAACTGGATTACGTGCAGGAACAAATTATACTGTTACTGGATCTGGTGACGCAGCTGGATATACTTTTACCGCTGCAGCAAATGATAAAGGCGAATTATTACTAGGTAATTTAGCCAGTGGATTTACATTGGGCACAAATGACGCTTCAAAATCATATACCTATAGTATTTCTGTAGGAACGCTGCCAATATTATCTCATACTGTTAAATATGTTTTAGCAGTAACTAATAGTGTATATACAGCACCAGTTTCTAACTCACTTGACTATACAAATACAACAGGCTATCCAATAGAAAGAACTGGTAAACAGTATCTCATAAGCAAATTTGAAGAATTGTTTAAACTATCTCGCGGCAGAGTTTTTAACAGTGCAGACGGTAATAGCTGGTCAACGTTGTTTAATGGAGCTATTCCATACGCTCACCATATTATTTCATCAGAAGTAAATCTTTTATAGAGAAAATTATGTATTTAAATATTCAACCTCATGTAGTAGAAATTCAACGAGCAAGAGGCAATCAAGATCTTACTTTATTTACTACTAGAAATAAGTATATGTACAAAGATATTACTAATACTAGTCCTATAAAGATAGTTAGCGGGCCTACATTATATAACGATTCTGGTAATGTGCTATCTCTAACACCAAAGCTTAGATATACTACTCCTACCGTAAGTATGACAATAGGAAATAATGGCGACCCAACATATATTCAACCGTATTTTATACATTTTGATATACAGTAATGCCTAATACTTTTGAATTAAAAAACAATATAATTGAAATAAGATCTGGTGGAGCATTAAAATTTACAACTAATAGATTATTATCTAGTATTGTATTTCGACAAAGTGGAACTATAAACGTTACAGATTATAGTTTTCAAGCGCCTATAATAATAAAAGAACATCCAGCTATAGTTGATGATCCACAAAAATATTTTATGTTTATTAGCTATAATATTTTTGGTGGTGATATTAACAGCGAATTTGAAAGTGTTAACGGAATGGGCTCTGTTTTATTAGGTGTATATAAAGATATAGACGGTTTTTTTGCCGGATCAATAATATTAGATTTTATATCGGAACCAGGAATTTTAAAAGCAAAGATTAGTAAAAATGTAAAAGATGGAGCAAAGATAGATTGGTCTGGAACTAATCATTCTAGTGCTCCATCTATACTTATACAATACGCCGTTCAATATTGCAGATTTGCTAGTAATCTAGTGCCTACACCTATACCAGAAGAACCATTTACAGCAAACTGCCTATTAGTAGGTGGTGGAGGCGGTGGTGGCGGCGGTACTCTTGGAATGGTTGCAGGAGGGGGCGGTGCTGGAGAAGTAAAAGAGTTTACTACTGTTATTCAGCTAAATAGAAGCTATAATATATATGTAGGTAAAGCTGGTAAAGGTGGTAAAGATATTTACACAGAGGCAAATGGTGAACGTGGGCAAACTACAAGATTTTATTCTTATACAGCGCTAGGCGGTGCTGGAGGTTCTCCGGGAAATGTTGGTGGACACTACCCAGGGCAGGGAGGATTTGGTGCATTTGGTAGTGGTAGTGGAGCTAGTGGAAGTGACCAGGAATGGTTTAAAACTAACTTAACTAATACTGGCACTATAGTAGGCGATTATTATTCCCGAAAAAAGTTTAGAATTGATACTATTACGCCTATAATAGATTCTGATGATCCTATACCTGGAGGTGTTGCAGGAGGCAGTGTAAATAGACAATATACTCCCTCGGCTTTAGTAACTAATCCTACATTACCTGTAGGACTCGTTAATGCTGGTGGCAGCGGAGTTTGGTATAATGCTGGTGGAGGAGGTGGTGCGGGTAGTGCAGGTGGAAATGGATTACTACCTTCTAATAGTAGTCGAGATGATCCTGTAACAAATGTAGGTGGAGTAGGAGGACTTGGATATACTAGTAGTATAACAGGAACTCCTACTAAATATGCTGCCGGAGGCGGCGGTGGAACTGTAGGTGCTACACCTACAATATCAGCGGATGGAGTTGGGGGAATAGGAGGGTCTTCTACGGCTAAACCAGGACTTAATGCTATTGGAGCAAATACAGGTAGTGGTGGAGGAGGTAAAGGATGTCAACCAGGCGAACTAATAAAACCAATTACTATTACTGGTAATGTAACAGGAAATGGAGTTACTCTATCAGGAGCAACAGTTAATTTACCACATACTTTTTTTAGCAATGTTTATAGTACCTCATTTACAACTGATTTATCAGTTGGAGATAAAATTTTTGTTGATGGGCAAACTAGAACTATAGCTGGTATAACTGATAATAATATTGCAACTGTAGACAAACCATTTAATCCTGCTTTTACACAAGGCACTGCTGCCATAAACTTAACAAGAAGTGCAGGTAGTATAGGTGGTGATGGTAGCGATGGAATAATAGTATTAAAATTGCCAACCCCATATATAGCTACTTTTTCAGAAGGCGTTATATATCAACATATCAGTGCTGGCGGATATAATATTTATAAAATAACAGAAACACAAACAGAATATGAACGTGTTAAAATTAGAAAATAGGAAACAAAATGGCAATTAAAATAGTATCATTTGGTAGTGATAATGTATCAGGCAAAACTGAAGTAACATTGCAGTTATTGGAACGCACAGGAAACTTAACAAGAGTAAAAGATACTTATACACTATTAGTAGATGGTATATTTACTTCAATTAATCAAGCATTTTTAGAAGTTTTATATGATAAATTGCGGGAATATGGTGTTGAGCCGTTTCCTGAAAGACTATAATATTCATATAAATATAGATTTAAAATTTTTATAACCAAAGTCAATTTTTATATTGACTTTGGTTATCTTTTCTTGTATAATAGCAATTAAAATACCGTAAAATTTATTTTATAGATAGGAGAAAGCTAGATGGAAATTGATAAAGATGGTTTTTTGCAAACTATCTCACTCCTATCCCTTGCAATTATAGGTTTATTAGTAGGAATTCAAAAACTAATTAGAGATTGGAAAACTACTAATGCAGAAACTAACATAATATCTGTAATGCATACAGAAATTGAACGTATGAGTCTACAAAATACTACATTAAGTACAGAGCTAGGAAAATTACAAGAAGAGATAATTAGATTAAACGGTTTAATTACTAAGCTTAATATAGAAAACAATAAGCTACAAGAAGAAATTTCTAAATTAACTATAGAGTTAGACAGTATAAAATTGTTAACTAATAAAGGACAAAAACTATGACTCCTGGTAGAGTTAACTTAAGAATATATCAAGGTAGCACGTTTAGTCAAATGTTTAGATGGGAATCTAAATCAATAACTTATGCTACCATTCAAATGATTCAAAAATCAGCTCCTTGCGTTATTACATTATATCCGGGTCAACCAGTGCCTCCACCATCTTGGAGAGTTAGAGTAACTGGTGCTCAAGGCATGAAAGATATAAATTTAGATACTTTACCAGATGCTTATTATATTGTTACTAATACGTTTTTAACAGGATCAGGATTATATGCAGCGTGGGAAGTAACTATTAATGAAATTAATAGTTTAAACTATGGTACGTATACGAGTAATGGAGCATTAAGTTGGTTTGAACCTATTCCATTAGCTGGATATACTGCTGTAATGCAAATAAGAAAAAGCATATCTGACACAGCTTATGAAGTAGAATTAACTTCTGCTGGTGGCGAAATTATTTTAGATGATGTAGATAAACATATACAAATACTTATACCTAAAAGTATAACTACTTCTATGAATTTTCTTACAGGTGTTTATAGCTTAGAATTAACTGACAGTAGTGGAAAAACCATTACTTTTATTCAAGGTAATGTTACTCTAATTAAAGAGGTTACAAGATGACAACAACTAGTGAAACAAGCGTAGTTGTTGAGCGAGACTCTACAATAGTAATAACTGCTGGTTTAATGGGTGTCAGAGGACTGCAAGGTTTACAAGGTCTTCAAGGCATACAAGGTGGTGGCTTTGATCAACTACAAGGACCACAAGGACCACAAGGACCACAAGGTATACAAGGCGATCAGGGTATACAAGGACTTATTGGGCAAGGTGTACAAGGTATACAAGGATTTTCAGGTATACAAGGTATTGTTGGACCTCAAGGTGTAAGTATAAAAGTTCTGGGAAATGTTGCTACAGTTGCAGCCCTTCCTATAGTTGGTAATAATTATGGCGATGCATATATAGTCGATAGTGATTTTAATCTATATATTTGGGTTTTTCCTGGCTTATTTAAAAATAGTGGTAGAATTGTTGGACCACAGGGTATTCAAGGTATTCAAGGTATTCAAGGTATTCAAGGAAGAGAAGGTATTCAAGGTTTTCCAGGTATACAAGGTTTTCAAGGTATCCAAGGTATACAAGGAATTCAAGGACCACAAGGAATTCAAGGAATTCAAGGAATTCAAGGAATTCAAGGACTGCAAGGCACCTGGGGTATAGCTGGCGGATATACGCGTAGATGGAAATTTACAAACTCAATGACTGGTGCAGACCCTGGATCGGGGTATATTAAATTAGTTACTAGAAATTGGGTTGATATTACAGGTGGAATCGTATCGTTAATAATTTCTAGACTTGATTACGACTTAGTAAATAGTGCTGATTTCTTTAATTCATTTCTTAATTTTGGTACCGCAGGAAATATACGAGGTATAATATCGTTAGCTAAACTTGATGCGCCACAGGATAGATGGCAAGGTAAAGTTAAGAATATATATACTAATACTATTGGTACAAATAATTATGTAGAAGTAGAAGTAGAATTTTTATCAAATAGTGGTGGGGCACCTAATTTTGATCAAATTCTTGCAGTTACATTTGCACCAGCAGGTATTCAAGGTATTCAAGGTATTCAAGGTATTCAAGGTATTCAAGGTATTCATGGAAATAATGGCGGCATGCCATATATATTTAATGATGATACTACTCTAGTTTTAGCATCTGGAATTCCTCTTGGTTCTGGAAGAATAAAATTTAATCATATAGATGTTGCTTCTATTAGCAAAATATATATTAGTAAATATACTTCAGAAGCTACAGACGTACAAAGCTATATATTAACTTGGGATAATAGTTCTTCTGTAGAAAAAGGCGAAGTAATAATTAAAAGCAATAATTTACAAGATGATACGCTTTTAGTATTTACTGTAACAAGTTTAGTAAATTATAGCCAACATTTAGAATTAGATGTAACATATAGAAGTGGTGATCTACCAGATAATGACGAGCCCTGTGCTGTAGAATTTTATAGAACAGGTGATCGCGGTACTCAAGGTATTCAAGGTATTCAAGGTATTCAAGGTATTCAAGGTATTCAAGGTATTCAAGGTATTATAGGTATACCTGGTGGAAGTAGTAAACCATACTTTTGGAGCTCAAATACTGCAACTAGTAATCCTGGTACTGGAATTGTTAAACTAAGTCGTCCGTGGACAGATGTTACTCCTGATATTGCTCAAATATATATTAATTTTACAGATGCAGCATTAAATTCAAGTTATTCTTGGTTAAATCATTTAAATAAATTTGGTTCACCAGGAGCATATTTTGGTACAATAACTTTAATAGATGAGACCTATTCAGACAGGCGTTGGTATGGTAAACTAATAAATGTTCAAGAAGACAGCACTGGTTATTTTAAACTAGATGTTTTCTTTATGGATAGTGATGGTAGCCCGCCACTAGATAATAATAAAGTTATAGTTGCATTTAATCCGGCTGGAATTCAGGGTATACAAGGCATTCAGGGTATACAAGGCATTCAGGGTATACAAGGCATTCAGGGTATACAAGGCATTCAGGGTATACAAGGCATTCAGGGTATACAAGGCATTCAGGGTATACAAGGCA